GGGAGGTAACTGGTGATCAAAATACAAAATCGGTTAATAATCAATCAAACAATCAATCCAGTTATACTCTTGCAGCAATTCCTCTTAATTCAAATTTGTCTGCCACTGTCCCATATGTTGTAAACAATACCTTGCTTAACAACGTAATGGATCTTGGAGAAGGAATTTATTGGCTATCTAGATATAATGGATACTTTTATTCAAATGGAGAAGTTATTAAGTTTGATGCAGTAGAATATAGTATAACTGGATATGGCAATGTTTGGATTAACAACGTACTTGAATATCAGAATTATTTTTCTAAATTAACTCATAATGGTAAAATATATCCAACTGGCCTAGTAAGAATTTATTCTGTTCCAAATTATCAAAATATTAATGGTATTACAAAACTTAAAAATGGTCCAGTCGCAAAACATGGTAGGGGTCAGTTTGGAACACAAGTTGTATCGCACAATGCTGGGTTAGACCCTTATTGGACATCAAACGATTCTGTTCGTGGTTGCACTATGAAATCAGAACTATTGTTTAGCCTTGCAGATCAGTTATCTATTGATGCTAAAATAAAAGAATTTACTTTAGACACACAGGCAGCAGGTGTTTCAAACTCATTAGCACAACAATCTGTTAGAACTGGAATTATTAAAAACTTTCTTTCACAATATTATGGAACAGAAACAGATCTTAATAAATTAAAAACAACACAGAGTGGAACTATTCAGTCTTCTGCTTTTATATTAAATGGTCCATCTTTTACAACAACACAGAGTGGTATTGACTTTGTTTCCTATGTGCACAAGCCACTAACAAATAAGTTTAAACATTTTGGAACACGAATGAGAATTATTGGTAAAATTGAAAATAATGAAAATCGTGGCCAAACTCCAATTGGAAGCGATACATACTTTGTTGTAACTGGTAATTCACCAGAACAAAATATTAATATTAGCGCAGGTTCTGGCGGTCTAGCAGTAATGCTAAACCCATCAACTAACGTTGGCTACTATTTTGAAATATTGGCACTAACTGAAAACAATGTTAATAGTTATAGTAATTCTGCAGAAAATCTAGACAATGTAATTTTTTATAAAGTGATGAGAGATTCGGCTACATCAAATGCTATTCCAGTAAAGTTGTGGGGCGGACTAACAAATATTATTGTTGATGACGGAAAATTTACTGGGCAGTCAAGGATGGTTGGAGAAGAAAATCCAACAGTATATGATCTAGCAGTAGAATATCAAGACCTTGGAAACATAAGACGATTTTATTTATATATAAATAACAGGTTGGTATCTACAGTAGACGATACATCTCCACTTCCAATCTATAATAATATGGCTATGTTTGTTCGTGGATCTGCAAGATGTATGTTTGAAAACCTTTATGCACTAACTAATAACTATAGTCAAAACACAACTTTTGCACTGGATACCCCAGTAATGTCAGCAGTTAGCGACCAAGAAATTGATGTAAATGAATCATTTAGAAAGTACGCTATGAGTGGAATAGTTCAGTCAACCTATCTATCAGGAATAAGCGCATCACAACCACCAGAGTATAATATGTACTTTGAAGAGTTTGGTTGTATTATGAGAGAAGCAGCATACTTTAATATCAGATATGATAAAGCATATCCCGCTCTTTATGCAAAACTTTCACCAACATTTAATAAAATAAAAGGATATGTTGTTTCTGGATTTAGAGCAGGTTCATATGGAGCAGAGTTTTTAATTTTTAATTCAACAGATACTGCCATTAGCCTTGACGAAACAACTGGAAATTATTTAAGAATTCAGGGCGTAACATTTACACAAGAATCCCAGCACGAGTTAACTATGGATGAATATTTTAGTAAAAATAGTGATTTTTCAAATCCAGATATTTCAGGTTCAAATTTAATTAAATCTCCAATTAAGTACGACAATGACTTTAAAGATATAAAAGTTAGTAGAATGACATACGGCAAAAAAGATTTTTCACTAGAAACCCCTTATATTCAAACACAGGATGACGCTAATAGTTTAATGGAATGGATTGTTAATAAAGTGATTAAGCCTAGAAGGTCTGTAGGCTTAAAAATTTTTGCAACTCCAACCTTACAACTAGGAGACATTGTTACTATTGACTATAAAGATAATGACCTAGTTAATCAAGTTTCTGGTGTTTCAAGTAGGTTTGTAGTATATAATATAGAGTATGCAAAAAACTCAGAAGGTCCAGATATGAATATATATCTGAGTGAAGTATAAGATGGTTGAAGCAACACCAAATCTGCCAATACCTAATGCATCTACTGCATCAGAAGGTGTTCTTGCAGCATCTAAAGATATTTTTGTTATAACAGATGAGTCACTTCCAATAGAAATAATGACTGATCTTGTTTTTGAAGACATAGGTGGGCAAGAAATTATTAATATATCAAGATCAGATATTGTCAGTGGTCAAAATGTTATTTATCAACCAATCAAAAACCTGACATTATTAAACTATCAATACAATCCGCAAAATATTATTTCATTGCAAAATACTTTAGAGAGTTATTTTAAAAAATTTCCAATACAACTAGACAAAAAAATACCTACAGTCGGAACTGGTGGAAACAATGAAACAGCATATATTGACTCCGATACGGGAAATTTAATAATAAATGTAGTTAACTTAGAAAAAGATGAGCAAGTAGAGGTACAAATCCTTAATGGTGGGGATATATTTAATGATACAATATATGAGGTGAATTAAATGATTACTAATACTGGAAAAAATATTTTAGCAAAATACCTACTAGGACAGGCTCCAGCCTATGCCTCATATATTGCCCTTGGCTGTGGAGCAAAGCCATTAGCATCAGATGGCGTTCTTGGTGACTATTCTAACAAGGAAAGACTTAATTTTGAAATGTTTCGTGTTCCAATTATTTCTCGTGGTTATGTCTCTGAAGATAATATAACAAAACTTGTTTTTACGGGAGAACTCCCATCAGAAGAAAGATATGAAATAACAGAGGTTGGTATATTTTCTGCGGGATCAAATACTTCTACAGGAGCATATGACAGTAAGTCAATTTATGCATTTACTCAAGATGAGAACTGGGAATATCATACTACAACTACAGCAACATCTATTCCAATTATATACGAACCACTAGATGGAGATTTACAAAACAACGTTATAAATGTATCAAATCGTGTGTTTCAAACAAATGCCGATAATCGTATTTTTACAAATCAAAATAGATATTTAAGATATGAAAGGTGCAGGTTCTTTAATAACATTGTTGTTCTTAGAGGAGACCTGTCAAACATATCAACTGATATTAATAATCGCCTTGTTATTAATGCTGGATCTGAACACCTTCATTTAACTGGAGCAGAATTAGACTTTAACAGAAATGCTCCAACTGATGAAATTAAATTGGCCTTTACTGTAATCAATAAAAATGGAGAATCTACCGCCGTTCCAGACAATGTAAAAATTATTGTTGAGTTTGCGTCATCAGACATTCATAATTCTGGAGAATGGGCAAGGTTTGAAATAAACTTAAATAATGGAACGGGAGTAGGTCAGCATGACTTTAGTACAAATAGATATGTAGTTGCAACAAAACAATTACAAGAACTGTACAAAAGTTCTGGTTTTACATGGAGTCAAGTTGACGTAGTTAAAATTCTTGCTTCTGTAACAGATGGTGGGTCGGTAACAGATAATTTTTATATATGCCTTGATGCAATTAGATTGGAAAACAATAGCACTGCAAATCCATTGTATGGAATGAGTGGTTATTCTATTATTAAAAATATAGGAGCACAGCCTATAATTAAATTAGCAAACACAACAAACTATATTGAATTTAGGTTTGCTTTGGATGTTCAATAATGGCATTGCCAGATAACGGTATTAAAAAAGTAATAATCCCAAAATCTTCTTTGCCACAGAGATCTGGAGAAAATAAAGACTATGCCTTCAGATTTAGAGTTGTATCAGAAGATAAAAATAGAAGTTCTCACTGGTCAATTAAATATAACGTTGCTCTTCCAGATGTAACTGTTATAGATTATAGAATTGCGATAGATTCGACAAACGAGGTAGTTACCGCAGTGTGGGTTCCAGAGGCTGGGACAAAGTCTGAATTTGATGTTTATATAAAATGGGATAATGAACCATGGCAGTTTGTTTCTACTGTTTTTACAACAACATATTCTACAGTTATTAAGTCTAGTGCAAATAAGGTACAGATTGCTGTACAAGTACCAACATTTCCAAAACAAAGATATACAGGCTCAACCCTTTTTGAGTCAACACAGGAAAATGTTTGATGGTATAATAGATATATTATGGCAAAACTACCACTACCAGAGCGAGGCCAACCACTAGATGTTTCCTATATCTATCAGTTGGCTACAGCAATAAATGATTTATCTTCACAAATATCTCCAGCAGTATACAAGTATGTAACAGTAGACACACAAGGGGTTGGAAAACAAAGTGTAAAGGCTTCTGAGGCTAGAATTATTGGTGGATATGTGAGCGTTGTAAACAGTTCTACACGAAATGCTGGAACAGAAGTTGCGTTTTCTTATGATTTTCCAACTGATTTTAAATATGCACCAATTGCTACTGCAACACCAATTAATATCGGTGGCACAGATGCTGGTAAAAATGTTTCAGTAGTTTTAAAAACCGTTACAACATCTAAAGTTGAGGGAATTGTTAGATTCGGAACAACTGGAGATATGTCTGTTGATGTTAATCTTATTATAATTGGAATTCCAAATTAAGAATGATAAAATGTATAAAATGTACACGGAAAATGTTCATAGACAGACAGTACAGTAAAATTGATCATTTGGAAATTCATTGCATATACTGCGGATCACGAAGATTTTTTCATCCACCTACAGCAACGGCAGAGGGACAATGGCTACTAAAAAAGGAAGTATTGAGAGCGAAGGCTACAATGAGTCCCCTATAATACAGGGGAATAAAAAGGTTTGGTTTCTTAATAAAGACCTTGTTAGAATTTATCATATAAATAGATCTAATGGAATAATGTCTGTTTATAACATTACACAAGATAGAATTGAAAGTTGTTTAGTTAGTGATTTTAAAAATAAAAGAGAAAGAGCATACACAGTTGGCCAGACTGCTGATTTAGTTAATCGTCATAAAAAATATATGCCATCACTAATGAAACGAGGAGTCATTCCTTTTCCAACTGGATCACAAAAGGGTGGAGCAAGAGGATTTCAAGTTAGGTCATATTACTCAGAATCACAAGTAAAAGAGATTCGTGATATACTTGCTTCATACCATATTGGTAGACCAAGAAAAGATAATTTAATAACAAACGACATTACACCATCGCAGCAAGAGTTGACACGCAGGATGGGAGACGGTATACTTACATATAGAAGAACTGAGGATGGAAGGTTTATTCCAGTGTGGAATGAGTCTATTTAACGAAGGGTATGAAATGGAAAACGAAGACACAAAGGTATCTGTTACATTAGGATACACACTTAATCTTGGCAACTTTCAATCACTGAGAATTGATCTTGGAATTGTTGATTCACGTAAAAATGGAGAAAATATAAATCAAGCATTTGATCGTGTCTATCAGTTTGTTGAAAACAGACTAACTGAAAAAATTAACGAAGCAAAGGTTGAGATTAACGAATAATGGCCGAACGCAAAGACCGAATGGCTTTGCTTTCAAGATACAGCAAGCATCATACTGCAAAGTATGAAAAAAAGCCATCATTAAATTTAAATGTAGAACAATGGGCTTCAGATGCTCTTATTGAGTCATATGGAATAGGACAGTGCTATGATATTCTTGAGTATTACTTTAACGTTTCTTTGTCTCCTTCTTGGAGTTACTTTGCGTACAATGCAGAAAAAATATTACAAGCAAAATTAGATAAAGATCAGGATAATAAAGAAAGAGCAGAAAGAAGAAGAATGGCAAAGGAGTGGCTAAGTGAATAATACAGAAGCAAAAGTAATTTCAGCAGTCCTAAATGATAAGCAGGTGCATGTACTTCTTCAGGCAAACATTGATAACCTTCTTAGAACTCATAATGATGTTTGGGATTTTATAAGAAATTATTTTGAGCACAACAGTTCTGTTCCACCAAATAATCTTGTTGTAGATAAATTTAGAGACTTCCAGCCAATCGACGGGGTAGGAGCGACAAAGCACCACCTTGAAGAATTGCAAACAGAGTATTT